ATCCACGTTCTGAAAGTAATATTATCCATAGACTTCAGAAACTTGGCTTCCGAGAAACGATGGGATACACTGATGGAGCGTACCAACTAATGAAACAGGACAGGAGTGCAACGATACTCGTCAGTGATGATGGTGAGCAGTTTCACTACTATGGACCAGAAGGTACCGCAACGCATGAGGATGCAGAACTTGATGGAGAAGAATGGTATAAGCAGCTTCTGCAGGCCATCTATCTGCCGGTGATTAAGCCTGGGATGCTGGTCGCATATGACCCTGGATATAAGGTAGAGCTTGGCAAGGTCAAACGCCTCAGCAAAGATGGTACAAAGGCCTTTGTCTGGTATCACAGTGGCGATACTGCAGCATGCACACAAATCGAGGATCTGTATCCGATTGAAAGGGATTTTGTCCTGCAGCATAGAGATATGTTTGAAAACGCGTATGCCATCGATGATATTCTTGCAAAAGAATTGGAAGGAGAACAATAATGAGTGAAGCTATAAAAATCAATAAGCTTGAGATTGAAAATGTCAAGCGTGTAAAGGCAGTCAAAGTAGAACCATCTCAGAATGGTCTTACTGTCATTGGAGGACGTAACAAGCAGGGGAAGACCTCTGTTCTGGATGCGATCGCGTGGGCTTTAGGTGGAGAACGAAATTTTAAGATATCACAACCTAAACGAGTAGGATCCGTAACTAATCCTTATTTGAAAGTAATTCTAAGCAATGGACTTATTGTGGAACGTAAAGGTAAGAATAGCGACCTAAAAGTAATCGATCCAGAAGGTAACAAAGGCGGACAGCAGCTTCTTGATGAATTCGTAGAGGAGCTTGCCCTCAATATCCCAAAATTCATGCAGCAAAGCGGCAAGGAAAAAGCAAACACATTGCTCCAGATCATTGGTGTTGGAGATCAGCTGCATGCATTGGAATTGAAAGAAACAGAAATCTATAATGAGCGTCATGCT